GTCCTTTTGTACAAGTCGTTAAACTTCCTAGATTATAGGAACTTAACTGCACCCATAGCAATGTTGCCAACGTAGTCAGCGGCATTGCCTAAAGAGCTTGCTGTGTTTGTTAGTTCAACATAACCATAACGTGTCATGAAAGAAACTACTGGTTCCATTGTAGCTGGATCCATTACAACACCACTGCTCATCAATGGGATATATGGGCAATAGAAAGCTGCCGCGTCCATTTCGTTAGGTCCTTTGTAACCAACTAAAACTGGAGCAGTAGAATCTGCGTATGCGTTTACATATACTTTTACAGAACTGTTCAATGTACCAGCAAACTTTGTGTTTGTTGGAGCTTCGAATGTACCTTCTGTAGTACGTGCAAATGCACTTGTAGTAGCACTTTGTAGGATTGTCAATGCTGTTGGGGAAACAACTGCATAGTTACCTGCGCCACGACGTGTGCGTTGAGCAATACGGTTAGCAACATCATTGATCATGATGGCTAAAGCCGCGTGTTGGTCACCAACGTATGTAGGTGTACCTGTGAAGCTTACGCTACCGTCTTGTGCGAATGTGTGAACTGCTGTACCGCTTAGAGTTACAAGCTTACCAAGAATTTCTTGGTCGATTTCAGCTGTAATTTCTTGTGCAAGTGCGGCCATGATTTCAGCTTCAACGTCCAAACCATGCATGGCTTGTGCGTCTTGAGCGGCTTCAAATGTCCAACGTGCAGAAATCTTACGGCTTCTTGCTTCAACTGTTTGCTTCAAGATTTGAATGCTTAGTTTCTTACCAACTTCGCCTTCTAATGCGCTTGTAGCAACTGGACCTGGAGCACCAGCATTAGCATTACCTGTGTAGGCTTGTGCAATGTTGAATGGGCTCAAAGCTTCAGTACCTGCTGTAACGCCAGCGGCTGTTTCAGCATAACGAACACGTAGAGTGTGAATTTGACCAACTGGGCCAGTCATTGGTTGTACACCAACGATTTCGTTAGCAATAACTGTAGGCATAACACGACGAATAACTGGTAGAATTACTTTGTTAAGTACTGCTACGTTACCAGATTGAGTTGCACCAGCAGTTACAGATTCTGTAAGTTGCTTACGTGTGTTTTCTAGAACTGTCTCCATGACAGCTTTACGGTTACCGTTGAGTCCTTCTAGTAGAACATCCTTAGTTGCGTTCCAGTTCTGGGACTCGAAAAGTTTTTCAGACATAATAGTCTCCTTTTAGTTCTTTCCTATTCCGGCTAGCTTACGTAGTGATAGTATGTCTGCGCCTGCAGAATTTTCACTAGAAGTTTTATCACCGGTCACCGCAGTCTTCTGCGATACCGAACTCTCGGAAATTACTTGCTTACCTGTAGTAGCCTTAGTAGTTTCGTTGAGGACTGCTGGTAGATACTTGTTGTATGCTTCACGGAGACTTTCGGTTGCTGTAGTTTTCAGCAAGTCTTCCATAATACCCTTTTTCTCTTTCGAGAGTGGGGATACCAACTCTTGCATAATAGATTGGCGTTTTACTGCGTCTTCTGCTATGCGAATTTTCTTTTGAGCTTGTGCTAACACTTGATCTTTAGACTCAAGAAGTTTAGCTTGCTCGTCTAATTTCTGGTTTAGAACTTCCATTTGGTCGCCAAGACGTTTAACTTGTGTACCATCTGCAAATCCACTTGCCATAAATTCTGCGGCAAACGCTTCCATGATCTTACGACCAAATGCATTTTGTCTGCTCATCTGAATGTCTTCACGTAATTGAGTTATTTCATTACGTAAAGCACCGCTGATAAGTTGTTCAGTCTTACCTGCGGCTTCTTTGATAAATTTAGCTTTAGCTTCTGCGATAATTTTCTTACCTTCAGCAACCATTTGAACACGAGCTTGAACAAGTTTTTGCTCGTCTTCACGTAGTTCTTTTAATTCTGAAGTTAATTTAGTTAATGCAAATTCTTCTAACTTACCAAAGTTCTTTTTCTGTGTATCACGATCTTCTCTGAGTTCTTTGATTTCTTTGGCCATTGCTTCAAGTACAAATTTGTTTAGCAGTTGAGCGTGCTCTTTCATTTGTTTCTTATAAGCAACTTTAGCTTCTACTACATCGCGCTTGTCTTGTGCAAACTCAGTAATTTCACGCTGAATTGCATCAGTGATCATTTTATCTGCGGCTTCGACAATCAGGCCTTTGTCATGTTCATAACGTTGGCTGAATTCTTCGCGTAGGTTTGCTTCGACTTCTTCGTGTAGTTGCTTAACCTTGGAATCCCAAGCTTCTTGTAATTGGCTTGTTACTTCCTCAGATAACATCCCGGTACCGAATAGTTCTTTCATTGCGCTCATCTTTTATCCCCTTATTTTTTTAGGTTGTCGATGAACCTAAGAACCTCTTCCTGGAGGTATCTTTGTGCTTTTCTATCATGTCTTACAGCACCAGCAACGTCCATAAGGGCGCCACGTCTACGATCCATCATTACACGTTCGTAGATAGCTTTAGGATATGCCTCTGGAGCACTAGGTTGCGCCACGATGTCCACCGTGACGATTTCAAAATCAGTAACGCCGCCAGAGTCGTTGACGTTACCAGATCCCCTACTTGACACACCCAGTTTAACACCACTCTCTAATAGAGTTTTTACGATGTTACCCATTGGTGTAGGTAGGATTTTTAGCTTACCTATACCGTTGTTTTCATTCATGTACATGTTTGTAATCATGTGTGATACACGGTCTAAGTTAACTTGTAGGTCATCGGGGTGATCGGCTTCGCCTAACACTGAATAACCATTTTTAATTTTTTCAGCAATGTTACTACATGCTCTAGCAATTTCATTGACAGGGTAAACACGCTGATTTTGGTTCTTTACCCCGCCTTGAATAAAAATGCCTTCCATGTAGAGATCCTTGCCGCCACTCTGATTTTTCACAAGTTGAGTGCGGATACCAGCTTGGTCGTATGTTAGGGCTTCTACTAATGGTAAGGCCATTTTATTAACTCTTTGCTACTGGGCTAGTTTTGTTGCTAGCTGAATCATTCATCTTTGGAGCAGCCACGTTTTGCCAGCTAGGGGCTTTTTTGTTACCAGGTGCTGTACCAACGTTTTTAGCGTCAGGGTTAGCAACTACGTTGCCCTTCATTACTGCATTACCTTTTAACTGGCCGCCTGTAGAACCAGCTTCG